TAAATGGCAAGCAGGTTTAGCTAAGGCTAATAAGCAGATGACCGGCTTTGGCAAATCAGTAAAAAACATCTCTCGATCAATAAACGCTGCGTTTGCTTTCATTGGTGTTGCTGCTATTGGCGAAGCTTTGATTGACATGGCTAAAGCGGCTGATGAAGATGCTGCTTCGATGCGTGTGCTAAACAAGGTTTTGGTGAACTCTTGGAAAGCCACTGATGAGCAGACCCGAGCAGTTGACGAATTTATTCAAGTTACTTCCGTTCAAGTGGGTATTTTGGATGACAAACTTCGCCCAGCGTTTGCCAAGATTGCTACAACAATCAAGGACCCCACCAAAGCCATGAAGGTTTTTAGCCTGGCTATTGATGTGGCTGCTGGAACTGGTAAAGAACTAAACACAGTTTCTTTGGCTATGGCTAAGTTTTTTGGTGGCCAGACAACTGCTTTGGATAAGTTAGTGCCAGGTATCAAGAATGCTGGCGACAAAATGGGTTACCTAACTAGCAAATACACTGGTGCCGGTGAAGCAGGTGCTACTGCGTTTAGCAAGATTGATGTGGCTTTAGAAAACATTAAAGAACAGTTTGGTGCTTATTTACTTCCTTATGCTGAGAAGTTTGCTGAGTTTTTACAGACCCCTGAAGCCCAAGCCGCCATCGATGATTGGGTTCGTAAGTTTGGGCAGTTGTTGCAAATCACTGAAGACATCATCAACGGCATTGTTTACACGCTCTCTACTCCGCAAGAGAAAGCACGTATCCGTTACGAAGAAGCTACTAAAGGTTTCAGGGTTCAAAATGCATCACGTGAGAAAGCGTTTGGTGGAAACATTCAATCTGCTCAAAAAGAATTGGCTGCCGCTGGCGGTGGAACAACCACCGTAAACATTTATGGAGTTGCATCTGGTAATGATGTTGTAAATGAACTAAAGAAGTTTGCAGGCCAAAAGGGTATGACTTTGGGAAGATTGCTTAGATAATGGCTACCACTTCCAGAACCTATTTAGCAAAAGACTGGCAGGTTTGGACTTATTCTCCTGTTGCCGGTAAGTTTCGTCTCGACTTCTCGGTGCTAAACGGCTCTGACGTGCTTGGTGCTGTTGGCGATGTTGGTGGCATGGCTGTTTTAGACATGGACATTGGTTACATTGGTTTGGAGGATGGTGAACGCCCTTACCAATCAGTGTTTGGGAATGTTACTCCTGGCACCGCAACTATTACAGCCACTATCAGTGGTTGGAATGAAGCGATGGTCAAGGAACTTTATCCTGGCAAAGCTTTAGCAATCACTTTGAAGAATCAGGCCACCATCGACGTAGATGTTTATGGGCGAAACAGTGTTTACTTTTTAGGAGTTATCTCTGGTTCAACTTTTACTGTAGATCCAATCAATTCAGTTACCACATTCAACATTGAAGGTTTAGACGTTTTTGGTATGGCACTAAACCAGTCCATGGAAGTAAGCCGAAGCACAACAGCAACTAAAAGCTCTTCATTGAACGCTGCACTAACCGCAAACTCAAACCTGTTTGATAGCCACCTAGAAATTATAACTAACGGTGATTTGACTGTGAACTACGAATCAACAACCACAGAAATACGTTCATTAGGTGATTGGCTTGAAGATTGGATACAAACACTTCTCGGAATACCAGCAACTTATTACGCTTACCAACTTGGCAACCTAAAACGAGTTGTTTCGCTGAACCCTTTACAAGTGCAACCAACCAGCGGTGCAACGATCACTGATGATGTGGTTACCAACTTGACTATGGAAACCGATGGTGCAGACGTTCCAACATCATTCAACCTAAGCAACAGCACACTAAGTTATAGCTTCGGAACATCGGAAGCCAACATTCTAAGTTTGCCAAGCCAATACACAGCAACCCTTGACGTAAATGGTGCCGGGCAGTTATCCCAAATCTCAGACCGAATCAGAACCTATGTTCCACGACTATCACCAACATCAATCACCGTCACCACAGCCACCACATACCAACCAATCGTTTTCGATAACGCTCAGGCTCAAAGCGGTGGCCAGTATTACTACCCAAACAACTGGTGGGCTAATGGAACAGATGTAAACGTTTATTTATCGTTCCTTGCTACCGGCGGTGTGACACCAAACTATTACACTAAAATTGTGGGCCAAAGCCACGAAATCACGCCAGACTTGTGGCAAACCACTTACCAACTATTGAAAGGCCGCTAATGTCGGGCAGATTCTCATTCACAGCAGGCAACACACTTACAGCTGCACAACTCAACACCAACATCATGGACGGTGTTCTTTACAAGACACAGGTTGGAACTTCAACCGTTTCACTTACCAGCAACGCTTCCTGGTCTTATGGTGCAGTCAATGTAACTAACCTTTCAGGGTTCACACAGGAACCTTACGTCGTAGCCACAGCCGAAGCAACCACAACCACTACACCAGTTCTATGCCACGTAGACGTTACCAGCACGACCAACATGACCGTTTACATGTTCCGAGTCGGTGCTTCAACCGCATCAACCACAGTTCGTTGGTTAGCCATGCAAGCCACATCATCAACCGCCGCAGGAAGTTAATATGAAACTAATAAAAGCAACGTGCCAGACCGCTGGATGTTCTTACAAAGGTAAAACATCAGAGTTTGTTTCCGATGTTGAACTAACTCAGTGTGCTGAGTGCGGCAACATCATTACCGATCTAGTTATCGAAGAAGTAGCCGATGGATCAGCCGAAGAGACCGAGTAGCCAAACAGCCCTGTTACTCCAGTTAGTTCAGGACGTAGCAGACATAAAAGCCGGTATAACCTCAGTTGCTGACCATGAGACACGTATTCGTGAGCTTGAGAAGGCTCGCTGGTCGAGTGCTTGGCTAACCGGGTTACTTAGTGCTGGTGTTTCATCCGTCATCGTCGCAATCATCATCAAATCAGTAGGAGCATAAACATGGCTAAAAAATACAATCTGCAAATCGATGCAGGAACCACATACTCAATCGGGTTTATTTACAAAGACAACAACGGCAACCCATTTGACCTAACCGATTACAGCATTCAATGCCAGATACGTTCTGTGTCCCCAAACGCTTTGATTCTTAGCCCAACCATGACCAAAGTTAGTGCTGAAGGCCTTATCACTTTGTCGTTGACTGCTGTTCAAACTGGCACACTAACCCCAATTCCTTACGTGTATGCGATTGAAATTAGTAGTGGTGCTGAGGTTATTCGTGTTGTTCAGGGTGATGTCATTGTTAGTGAAGAGATCGTCAAGTGATTGTAGAAGTTATTGCACCTGCACCGACTGTGTTGGAGATTACTGAACCTGACCCTAATGAGGTTGAGGTTTCGTATGTTCGTGGTTTGAAGGGTGACCAGGGGGAGCAGGGTATTCAGGGTGCTACTGGGGCGACCGGTGCTACTGGTTCGACTGGTGCGACGGGTGCTCAGGGTTCTTCTGGTGTTGTTTCGGTTACTGCACCCATTACTAATACAGGTCACTCTATGAGTTCTGCTGTTATTGGTATTGACCAGAGTGGGCTAACACTTGCACAGTCACAGATTACTAATCTGCTAACTGACTTGGGTCTAAAAGCCAATCGAGAAAGCCCTACTTTTACTGGCACTGTTAGGTTTGCCGCTTTAGCGAACACAACAGTTGGACTAACAAGCATTGTTTCGGCTATGGACACAGGTTCTATGGGTTTTGCTACTAATGCCGCTGGTAATAAAGGTGTCGTTATTCGTGGTGCTGGCTCGCAAACAGCAAACTTGCAGGAATGGCAGAACAGTGCTGGAACAGTTATTGCGAGAATTGAACCGTCTGGAAGATTTGGTAACACTGGTGGTTCTTACATTGGTGGCCCTAATGGTCAGGTTTTTGCCACTACTACTTCAGCGAGCACGATTCCACTAATCAGTCGTGGTGCTGCTTCTCAGTCTGCGAACTTGCAGGAATGGCAAAACTCGGCAGGAACAGTGCTGTCACGCATTGAATCAACAGGCAACCTTGTCGTGCCAAACACTACTGGTGCTATCTCTTCAGGTGCTTTCATCTTGGGTCAAAGAAACAGCGGTGCAGAACTAACTATGGTTAGGCAAAGTGCTGCAACATCAAACCCAGGTGCACTGCTTGCTCGCCTCTATTTCAGAGATGGCACTAATTCTGGCACTCTAAGGCTCTGTGTTCGTGCAGGTGCAGCAGGTGCTGAAACAACTATTTTTGATAACATCCCACAGTAAGAAAGAAAATAATGACCGAATTCAATGTTTCGCCTGAAATCAAGGCACAACTAATCGCTGAACGCCTACAAGCACTCAACCTTGAAGGCTACCAACACGAACTGAACAAGAAAGCCGCTGAAGCAGTAGGCAACCTTGAAGCAGTTGCACAAGCTGAAGAAGCAATCACAATTATCAAAAACGCTATTGCAGTTCACGAACAGGAACTTGCATGAGGACCAGGCACCAAGCCATGAAGATTATGAAGTCTTTTGTTGGCAAACCACGATCTGATTACCCTTGGCTTCGAGGCCGCCCAAACCTAGGTGACTGTGCCGCAGGTTACGCCCGAGTTGCTACCGGTAACACCAACAAAATTATTTGGGTTTCCGAGCTTGTTCGACTAATGAAAAAGAATGGCACTTGGAAAAAGGGTCAGCCTAAGATGGGCGATGCTGTAATTTACGATTGGAATGGTGATGGTGGTTGCGATCATGTTGCGATGTTCCACAGTAAAACCAAGAATGGTTTATGGGTTGCGTTTGGTGCTAACCAGGGCAAAGATAATGTTGTTACTAAACTTTTGACAGGTAAAGGTCCTATTCTGGGATGGGGAACTCCGTTTGAGTTTGATGTTCCTGAATTGGCTGTTACTGAGGTTATTGGTTCTGATGGCCCTGAGACCGATGTTTCGGTTATGCCGCTCCGACCAGAACACTATGAGACCCCAGAAAGCCCTGTAAGCCCCGTAGAGACCATTACCCCTGTTGAGAAGGTAATTACACCACCTAAAGCGTTTGAACCGCTCAGGAAGGGTTCTAAGGGTTCTAATGTGAAGAAGTTGCAGACCGCTCTCAAAGTTACAGCTGACGGAGACTTCGGGCCAATAACTGAAAAAGCAGTAAAGGCTTACCAAACTAAAAAAGGCATCGTCGTTGATGGTGTCGTAAACGAATCAACCTGGAAGAGACTTGGATTATGAAAAAACACATCAAACGTGCCTTAAGAGTATTGGCGTTTGCCGTCGGTTCGGGCATCGTATTTATTGCAGCAGGATCCGTTGGCGGAATGTCGCCATTCGATGCAGCTCTTATCGGTGCGACTGGAGCCATCATGGTGATCGCTGTTGCTATTTTGTTTGAGTATGCCGGTAAGGGTGGCGTATCAGATGAAGCATTTGATGAAGCGATCAACACTGGTATTCAGAAAGTGAAAGCCGACACAGAGAAGAAGAAGTAGACAAAACGTCATTTAGGGTTTGGTAATGGCTGGTCGGACGGCTCGCTCGACACCAAACGATGTGAATGATTGCATAATGTCGAAATAGTTTGCTACACTGCCTACTAACAAGTCCCTCCGCTTGTTAGATGGGGAAGCCGGACACCTACCCCCATCGGTGTCTGGTTTCTTCATTTCCACCGCAATCGCAAAGGAAACATAATGGCATTCAATTTAGCCGATTACCAAACCGTTCAAGAACGAATCGAAATCTTCTGGAGACTTTACCCAGATGGCCGTATCTTCAACGACATTGTTCTCACCAACGAAACTGAAGTAATCATCAAGTGCTCGGTGTGGAAGAACGCCAACCAGCAACTACCCGACGTAACAGACTTCGCTCAGGAACCAATCACTAAGACCGGTATCAACGCCACATCGGCTGTTGAAAACTGTGCCACGTCTGCTACTGGTCGAGCATTGTCGTTACTCGGCGGCGAACTCTCACCATCCAAGAAACGTGCTTCGAGTGCGGAAATGTCTAAGCGTGGTCGGGTTCTCCTGGCACAGGCTCAGACCGCATTTGAAAAAGAAGACCTAGATGAATTGCGTGAGCTCTTTACCGAATCTAAAGAATCGTCTGTTGATCCTGTAATCGTTACTCAAATTCGAACCCTTGGTGGGCAGTTGGCTCAGAGAATGAAGAACCCCACCATCGGAAAGGAAGAAACGATAGTGGGGCAGCCTAACGGCTCGGCCACCGCAACAGAAGCCGTCTAGCGACAATCCTATCGTGAAAACTATTGGCTCACTGTTTAGCGGTTACGGCGGTTTAGACCTTGCTGTTACAGCCGTTACTGGTGCTGAAGTTGTTTGGCATTGTGAATGGGATGACGCACCGTCGAAGATTCTTGAAAAGAACTTCCCTGGTGTTCCCAATTATCGAGATGTTTCAAAAGTGGACTTTACAGAAGTGCCACAAGTGGACATTCTCACCGGTGGGTTTCCCTGCCAAGACTTATCACTTGCTGGCAAACGTGCTGGCTTAAAGGAAGGAACTAGAAGTGGACTCTGGTCAGAATTTGCAAGAGCAATCGAAACAATCAAACCAAAACTTGTCGTCATCGAAAATGTTCGGGGATTACTTAGTGCCACGGCACATGGCAACGTGGAACTCTGCGATTGGTGTATGGCAGACGGATCAACAGAACCTACTTTGCGAGCACTTGGAGCTGTTCTCGGCGACTTGGCCGACATCGGGTATGACGCAAAATGGTCAGGCGTTCGAGCTGCCGACGCAGGTGCAGCACACAACCGATTCCGAATCTTCATCATTGCCTACCCCAACAGTTAGCGACCAATACACTGCCAACTTATCTAGCACTCAACAGAAGCCTGGAAGTATGCACTCAGTTACTCTGGCCCAAGTCGTAAATCGAGATGATTTGTTTCCTACTCCAAACACTATGGAACACCGTGAAATTAAAACACCTGAACAAATTGCTGAACTAAAACAACGCAGTCCAGGTGGTTATAGAAATCTTCGTGAAGAAGTTATCCATCATTTGCCTACTCCACAAACTGGCGACGGTCTAAAAGGTATGACTTCTACACCAGAACACAGAATTGCAACTGGTCATCAAGTCATGTTGTCTAACCATGCTCCACAACTTGTCCAATCTTGGGGTAAGTTCGAGCCAGCTATTCGCCGTTGGGAACAAGTTATTGGTCGAGCAGCACCGGCACCAACTAACCCTGATGGTAAAGACGGTAACCATCGACTATCATCAAAGTTCACGGAATGGCTTATGGGTTTGCCTGATGGTTGGATCACTGATGTTGGTTTGACTCGTAATGAAGAACTAAAGGCTTGTGGTAATGGTGTCGTGCCACAGCAAGCAGAATTGGCACTTACGCAACTATTGAAAGGAATCACATTATGAGCACGATTGAAATGACCGCTGTTCTACACCATTCTCAGGCTACTGGCTCAACCAAACTTGTTTTGATGGGTATTGCTTATCACATGGGTAAGGATGGCTTGAATGGTTGTTGGCCGTCTCAGGGCACTCTCGCTGAATACGCTAACGTCTCGGTTCGTCAAGTTCGCCGGGCCATCGATAACTTAGTCAACTTAGGCGAGTTAGAAGTGATTACTCATGGTGCTTGGGCGAAAGGTTCAGCTGCACAAACCAATGTTTATTACCTGGCTGATTTATGTCCAGACACTTGCGATGGATCGTTAAATCATCGTCGGTCGGTGCGGACATTTAAGGTAGCAAGTGCGGACATCTACGGCACATAGTGCGGACACTGGTGACCAAAGGTGCGGACATAGGTGTCCTATAAACTATAAAGGAACTATAAATGAACTGTTAAGAAATACTTAATAGGGAAATTACAAGAAAAGGAAACAACAAAATGGCAGCAAAGATTACAGTGGCCGGCACTCTCCAGGTAAGCAAAACAGGATCCACATCAGTAGTTACTCTTTGGGACAAGTCTTACAACGAGAAATTACAGAAAGACATCAAGCAGGCTTACAAGCTGTGGATGAATGTTCCTGGTGAATGGACGGAAGGGACGTTTGTTGAAGTAACAGGCACACTCAGTGTTCGACCATCAACCAACATTGACGGCACACTACGCACCTACGTTGATTCAAAAGGAAACACAGTAACAGCTCACGATCTAAACGTGAACGATGTTGAAGTTATCCGAGTAGACATCAAGACCGGTTCAGACACCACCGGTATCGACATGGATGACGTTCGCAAATACGGCACACCACTCCAACAAACCATCATGGACGACCAACCGTTCTAATGATGTTTTCAGCTGTGATTGAAGGGAGCCCTGTTCCGCAGGGTTCCTTTCGTCATGTTGGAAAGGGTCGTATCATCTCAGCCAACCCAAAACTCAACAATTGGCGACAGACCATAGCCGACCAAATAGCCCAACAAACCCACCACAGGCTCATAGACGCCCCAGTAACCGTCCAACTACTATTTACCCTTGAAAGACCTAAAAGCGTTTCTAGGGCGTTACCAACGGTAAAACCAGACCTAGATAAACTTGTTAGGGCCGCACTCGACGCAATCTCACTAGAACGCTATTGCCAAATACTCAAAGACGATTCATGCGTTGTAAACATTCGAGCTGGTAAACGCTATGCCGACAACTTGGCACCTGGTGTATGGATACAAATCACTTGGTAACAATTCGATAACAAGCGTGTCTAAATGCTAGGTTCACGTCAAAACAGACCACAAACTAATACAGCAACACCAAACCGCTAACCAAACAAAGGAAAACAAAATGACAAACATCAATATCAAAGTAATCGCACGTAAGCACACCACCATCAATGGAAAGCACACCTGCCTTATACCAACACTCGTCACCTTCGCCGGTGGCTTCAAGTTGTTTCACGATCTAGGCAACAACAAAGGCCTATTCGTAAACATGACCAACTGGTTCTGGAAACCATCTGAAGGTTTCTTCGGAATCTTTGAAATTCGTGAGACAGAGGCATCACTAGTCGACTTCTACGACTTCACCACCTTCGATGAAGAACTCACAAGCTACGTCGACTACCTAGCAGGTGCATAATGCTCAAATTCTTGACCACCCTATGGGTAATTGCCTGGCTAATCGTCGACCTACCAATCGGCGTAGCCATGATACTTCCAGCCATGATTGTGCTGCTTATCCCAAAAGCGTGGCAGTAATGGCTATAAAACGACTATCCAAAGAGAAGCTCGAACAGGTGGAGAACTATCGCCTAGCATGGCTTGAATGGCACAACAAACTACGCAAACAACCAATCCACAGTGACCTCTGGTTTGCTCAACTCAGAGAACGCAACGCCTGCTACGACTTGCTCATGCAACTAACTGGACTAACCCGGTCCCGAGTCGACAACCTAATCTATGGCCAAGTAACCGCCGCAACCTTTTGGTTAGCCGACGGAACAATACGAAAGGATCACCCACATGAGTAACGTAATCACAACCAATCGAATGGCTCGAGAACAAGGTGTTCTGGCACAGAAACAAAAAACGGCACACGCAATCGTGGCACAAAGAGCAGCAATACAAGACCGTATTCAAACAACAAGCAGAGACGACATAAAACTTGCTTGGACTGTGGCAATTATTGAACTTGAAGAACTAGCAAGAACATTGGACTTGTATAAATCATGAGTGAAAACCACCCAATCTTCGACGCACACCGCTACACAACCAACGACCTAGCCAAACACATCGTCATCTACGACTTTGAACGCACAGGCTGGCAAGATGTCCACGTCAACCCTGACGACTACGGTGCAGACCTAATCGCCACCAGCGGCCGCACAGGAGCCAAATGGACTATCGAAGTGGAAGTGAAACACAACTGGGAAACCGGGCCATTCAAATACTCGACCGTTCACATCTCAGCTCGTAAAGCAAAATACAACAACGCACATCACATGCACGTCACCATGAACAGTGCTTGGACACATTACCTAATCGTTCCACCGAGTGCTCTGGCTGAAGCCAAGCGAGTAGTCAAAAACACATCAGTAAGCCAGAACGAGATGTTCCTAGAAATACCAATCACCGAATGCCAAATCATAGAAAGAGAAACAACATGAGTATCGAAGAGCAGCAACTAAACGAAATGGTAAATGCCATTCAGCAAGTCGTCAACATCGAGGGTGTGAAAGCACGCAAGGACGTTATCAACATCATCACTAGGGGTGTCGAGAACAAAGAGAACCCAAGCGACATTCTGGTATCAGTATTGGATTGGTGTGGGAATGCGTGATCTAGTTGCCTGGCTATTGCTCACGATGTCTATCATCGGTGGCTTGTATGCCATTGGGCTAATCATCAGCTACTTTGTGCTACCTCGAGACTTCAACGACCTTGACTTCGACAGCGAACCAGGTTGCGACTGTTACCGGTGCGAACGTCGATGAACTGCCGATGCAACAACCCAGACTACTTAGTCATCACTCGGGCCTTACTCGCTGACTTTGAAGAAAACGCTGCAACAGTTGAAAGAGAGAGCATTGTTGCCTATGTTTCACAGCTTGCAATCGAATGGGAAAGACCGGCAGCCATCAACCTACGCAAGACCCTGTTCGAGTTAGCCGACACACTCAAGAACGGTGAGCATAATGGCTGAATGGCATGACTCTAAAGAATGGAAGATTGCGAGAGCCTATGCCAAGACCATACTGGAACCACGCTGTGTTACCTGCCATAAAGAGCTTGAAGGATCTGATTGGACTATTGACCACATCAACCCACCAGCACACACAGGCGGCTTACCTGATCACTCAATAGACAACCTACAATCCATGTGTCGTAGCTGTAACTCACGCAAGCAAGACAAGACCCTAGTTCGCACCGATTGGAGAAACCCTAGATGGTTCGATTAGGTTACAAACCCAAACACAGACGTGGCTTCAACTACATCGGGTTCATTGTCGGTGAATATCGAACGCTAGTCAACTGGCTCCAATACTTCGCATTCAAAACTAAATAACAAAACAACAGGCTCTCGGGTTTTTTCTGAGAGTGCCAAAACATCGCCCGCATGGACTCGACTTTTTACGCAATAAGCCAAAAGTTTGACTAGGGTTGAACCAGAAAGGTAATCAATGATTTACGAAACAACTAAGAACTGGATTGATACGTTAGAGCTTGACGTGGAGTCTCAGGTTCATGCCGACCTGGCACTTGCTTTGGCTGCTCGATACGATGACAAAGGCGAAACGTCGACCGCCGGTGAACTTCGCAAGACTTTGAACGAATTGAAGGCCATGATTGGCAAGCCTGAGCAAGTGAACCCACTTCGTGAACTTCTGAAACGCTAATGCTGTTCCCTGCTCGGTGGACTAAGCCACTATCGGAAGATTTCGAGTCCGACGCCGATCGACTTCTCCAGGTAGTCGACTTGGCATACCGAGACATGGATAACCCCGACGGTGTTCGACTAGACGAGTGGCAGCGGTGGTTACTTCGGGCCATCTTGGAGCGTTACCCGGCTGACCATCCAGACCCATTACTTGCTGGCCGTCTCCGTTACCGAGCCGTAGTGTGTTCCATTCCTAGACAATCGGGCAAGTCGCTAATCGGATCCATACTCGGTTTGTGGGGTGTGGCGATGCGTAATGGTCAAACCTTGTCGCTTGCTAGCAACGTTGAACAGGCGATGGTTATCTATTCTCGAGTGCTGGCCACCATTATGGGCAACGAAGAGTTGAAGTCGATGTTCCGTAAGACGACTGAACGTCGTGGCATTGTCTCAGCTGATGGTTTATCCAGGTATGACGTTCGCCCGGCTAAAGAATCCGCTTTGCAAGGTCTCCGAGTGGACACCGTTCTTGCTGACGAGTTGCACATTTGGAAGAAGGGTATGTGGACGGCTGTTGTTCAGGGAACGGCTGCTTCGCCCGACGGAATCATTATTGGTATCACTACTGCTGGCGACTCCACGTCCGAAACACTTATCGACCTTTACAAACAAGGCGAACGCTCGGCTAACGGCGACCCCGCTTTGGAACGCTTTGGTTTCTTTTGCTGGGAAGCCCCCGAAGGCTCGGCAGTTGATGCTGAAGCAATCTTGGCAAGTAACCCAGCCGTCGAGTGTGGCCGTCTGCCACTAGATCGCATACTTACCGACTTAGCCACCATTCCCGAACACGAAGCTCGACGATACCGACTCAACCAGTTCATCTCTGGTTCGTCAGAGTCTTGGCTACCGACACCGGTGTTCTACGCCAACATGGGCAACGGCATTGAGGACATCACTGGGTGCGTTATCAGCCTTGACGTAACCACCAAACTAGACCACGCCACAATTAGTGCTGCCAAAAAGGTTGATGGCATTATTCAGACCGAAC